GATTACCTAAATCAGATCATTGATTCAGCCGAAGCCGTAGTGCTTCCAATGCTGGTGTCTTATTCCGCACCTATCGGGGGAACTCAATTAATCGACAATACGGCCTATGTTTACACAGTTGGCCGCCACCCATTTAACGAGGGTCAGTCCGTAGTTATCTCTGGCGCTGGTTCGCCTTACAATGGCACACGCATAGTAACTTCAGTTAATCTGAATACTTTTGCCGTTACTTCCGTTGGCTTGATCACTCAGGTATTCAGATCGCCAGCCGAGAACTTTTACACTTTATTTACTTTTGATTTAACTAATTCAGATATTAACTTCCGTCAGGTAATCCCTAGCGGCAAGGCAACACTATCCGGAGCATCAACCTATGTTGGTAATGACGCCGTTGAATCTGCCATTTATGTAGTTTCAACCGAGATATTCCAAAGCCGAACCGCGGCAGGTGGGCAGATCGAGGGAGTAGATTTTGCCCCAACCCCTTATCGTATGGGCAAATCGCTTTTAAGCCGTGTAACAGGGCTTCTCGCGCCATATCTCGATGAGGGTGCAATATGCCAATAGCCAGCACCCGATCAGCGCTTAAAACAGCCTTACAGGGCGTTACAGCCAATGTCTATGATCATGTGCCAGAGGCGGTAATTCCGCCAGCCGTAGTCGTAGTGCCAGACAGCCCATACGCTGAGATTCAAACTATTAGCAATAACACGATTCGCTGCCAGTTGAATTTCACGCTAACGCTTTGTGTTGCGTATCACTCTAACGCCGCTGCCCTAGATAATCTAGAGGCATTGTGGCTTCAAGTTTTGGCTGCTTTGCCAGTCAATTATGTAGTCGGTGTGCTAGAAAAGCCATCGGTTACGCAAGTAGGCGCTAGTGAACTGCTAGTAGCTGATTTTAATGTTTCAACCTACTACACGAATTGAGGATAAGTGGCTACTTATGTAATCACGGGTAGAGATGTAAATCTCTCGTTCGCAGGTGGAACTGATGTTGATGCTCAGGCTACTTCAGCAGTTCTAACCAAAACTAATGATCGTCAGGTGTATCAAACACTAGACGGAGAAGCAGTTAAAACCACCAATGTAGCTGCAACTTTCGATCTTGAAATGCTTGCTGACTGGGGCAAGGCTAACAGCGTTTGCGAAGCGCTATGGGTAGCCGCTGAATCACCAGAGCAAGAAATCTCAATCACCATGACCACCGCAACAGGCGCACAATTTGTGTTCCCAGTATTGCCAGAATATCCAACTGCCGGTGGCGCTGGAACTGATGCCCAAACTGTAACCTTTAACTTTACTGTTGCGCGCGGTGAAGTTGCAGAAACCTTTAGTTAAGATAGGACTAACATGGCAACTTATGTAATTACCGGGCGCAATGTCCGACTTAACATCACAGGTTGGGGAACTACTGCCCTAGATGAGCAGACTACTTCAGCAGTATTGACCAAAACCAACGATCGTCAGGTATTCCAGACTTTACTAGCTGAGAATTACAAAACCACAAATGTTGAAGCTACTTTTGATTTAGAAATGATGGCCGATTGGGGTAAGTCAGGTTCAGTATGTGAGGCAATTTGGAGCGCTGCAGAATCAGCACCAGATACACCTATTGATGTAGTGCTAACCACAGCAACAAGCCACACATTTGCATTTAAGATTTTTCCAGACTTCCCAAGCGCTGGCGGTTCTGGAACTGATATGCAGACAGTATCATTTAGCTTTAAGGTCGAGAAGGGTGCAGTAACCGAAACCCTAACCGGCAACGCATAACAAACAAACTGATCGGGGGATCAAATGAAACTACAATTAAATATCACCTACAACAATAATGAGCAGGTTCTAGTAACAGTTCAGGCATCAGATTGGCGTAGATGGGAAATTGAAACCAAGCAAAAGATGGCTTCAGCAGAGTTAGGTATTACTGACTTAATGTTTTTGGCTCACACTAGCCTAAAGCGATCAAGCGATAAGCCAGTAAAACCGCTAGATGCTTGGTGCGATGGTGTGGCAGATGTTGAGGTGGTCGATGCTTCGGCAAACCCCACCCAAGCGGTAGCTTCGGGCGACTAATAGTCGAACTGGCTATCGCGACCCAAATACCAATGCAGTATTGGGAAACAGCAGAGGACATACTTACAGCCTTAGAGATACTGAAGGAACGAAATGGCAGATAGCATCGATATCTTTTATGATAAACAGCAAACGCGCCAAATCCTTCGCTCATTTAAGGCTATGAGCGACCAAGCAGTTGATGAATCTAAGCGCATGGGTTTTGAGTTGGCTTCTTATGCAGTAGGTCAAATTAGAGGCGCTGCACGCACACCACAAGAAATAAGAATTGCTGAAACTGGTAGAGCAAAAAAATCATCTAAAATAGGTGAGTTTAGTTTTGGTTATCAGCGACAAGCGTTTAGCGGCGGTGCTAACACGACACGCAACACAGAACGACAACCACCTTACGGCAAAGGTATTTTGGCTGGTGTTGAGTTTGGTTCTAGTCGATCTCGTAACTTCAGACCGCGAACAGCAAGGTTCAAGGGCGGTGGCAACAGCGGTTATTTTATTAATCCTACGCTTCGCAAGATACAACCCGATCTTATTGATAAATGGGAAAAAGCGTTTTTGAGAATACTTAGAGAAGGTAACTAATGGCAGGTCAAAGTAGAATTTATCAATTAAACATACTTGCCGATACAAAAGGTTTAACTGATGGTTTAGACAAAGCGCAAAAAGAAATTAATGGCGCTCAAAGTAACATGTCTAAAGCCTTTGATAAGGTTAAAGTCGCCGTTGCTGCTGCTACTGCTGCTGGTGCTGCTTTTGCTGCTAAATATGCCGTTGATGCCGTCAAAGCCGCTTCTGATTTATCTGAGACAATATCTAAAGTTGGTGTAATTTTTGGCAATAGCGCCAAACAAGTAGAGGCATTTGCTGCCGAAGCAGCACTAACATTAGGTCAAAGCAAACAACAGGCTTTAGATGCTGCGGCTACTTTTGCTACTTTTGGCAAGTCAGCAGGTTTGGCTGGCGATGATTTAGTAAAATTCTCAACTGACTTTACAAGCCTTGCATCTGATTTAGCTTCGTTTAATAACACCAGTCCAGAAGAAGCAATCCTTGCGATTGGCTCAGCTTTACGAGGCGAAGCAGAACCATTACGCCGTTATGGTGTTTTACTTGATGATGCGAGCCTTCGCCAAGCAGCACTAGAACTAGGAATAGTTAGCACCACTAAAAATGCGCTAACACCACAACAGAAGGTTTTAGCAGCTCAGGAACTTATCTTTAAGCAAACAGGCGATGCACAAGGCGACTTTGCTAGAACTTCAGATGGTTTAGCCAACAGCCAGCGTATCCTTGCTGCACAGTTAGACAATGTTAAAACCACTATTGGCACAGCGTTGTTACCTATTGCAACCGAATTATTTGGTGAATTTAGTAAAAGACTTATTCCAGCTGTTGAAGGTTTTGCCGATACATTCCAAAATGATTTAATTCCTTATTTAGAACGCCGCGTATTTCCTGCTTTTAGTGAATTGAAGGATTCTATTTTAGGTATTGGCGATGCATTGCAATCGGCAAGCGCTGATGCAGAAGCCGCTAATGCAATTATTCAAGCATTAGAAACTACAATTATCGAATTTGTTCCTGTTACTTTAGGTGCTTTAGATGCTGTAGTAGATGCTTGGGCAACATTTTTAGATATTGTTAATCGAGTTCGAGCTTTTTTATCTGGCGATCTTGCTACAGCCACAAGAGAATTTGAGAATAGATTTAGCGATGCTGGCAAGCAAGTTAACAATGTTAATGAATCTATGGTTAAGGCTTACAAGCAATTTGAGTTTTTTAACAGGCAAAACCGCGATACAACTATTCCAACCATAGAAAAAACTACTAGTGTTACTGATAGTTTAACCAGCGCTAATACTCGATTAGCAGATTCCACTCGCAGAGTTACCGAGGAATTAAAGCAAGAATTTACTGCTCGTCAATCATTAGACCTTATTCGCTCAGGTTTTGGTTCAGCAATAGGAGTTTCAGGCGGTGGCGGTGCCTTGCCCGGTGGGGAATCATTTAGATCAGCTGCTCAAATAGTAAGCCAGTTTGGTGGTTTCGTACCGGGTTTTAATCAATTACCTACTGATCCGTTTTTTGGTTTTGGCAAAGGTTCTAGTTTGCAAGGATTCCAAAAGGGCGGCTCTGTTGTTAATATCAATGTAAATGGCACAGTAATTGACCCTGAAGGCGCAGCCCGAGCAATAGAGCAGATCATAAATGAGTCTAATGCTCGCGGTGGTGCATTATTTACTGATCTATTAGGCATCAATCCATGACCTATGTAATCAATCCATCAGTTCGTATTGCCGATGTTGAATACAATAATAAAACAATTAACGGCGTTACGTTAACTGCTGGCCGCACCACAGTTGATGAGCAACCAAGAGCAGGTTACGCGACCATCAACTTAGTCACACCAAATAACACTTATCCCAATATTGAAATCAATCAGCGAGTTACAGTTCGTGTCGATGATTCCAATGGTAATGATGTAGTGCTATGGCGTGGTTGGGTTTCCGATGTCGCAACTACGCTTGGGCCTTATGGTGCTTCTGGTTGGCTACAGCAACAGCAAATTACAGCGGTTGGCAGCCTAAGCAAACTTAATAGGCGCATTGTTGGCGGCGGTGGCTATCCCAAGGAGTTTGATGGCGACCGCGTGCATGAGATTATCTTTGAAACGGCTGGCACGACTTGGGATAATTGGACACCAAGCAATCAACAATGGGAAGATGTCGATCCGTTATTAAGTTGGAATACCAGCGATTTGCTTATTGGCGATATTGACCGCCCGGGCGATTTCGAGCTGTATCAATACTCTGCTGGCGAGGCTTCAGGCTTGGCGCTGGCTCAAACTATGGCAGCTAGTGGCTTGGGTATTCTGTATGAAACAGCAGACGGCAAAATATCCTACGATGATTACACTAGCCGTACCGATGATGTTTCGGCTAATGGTTTTACCACTATCCCAGCTGATGCAATTCTAAGTGCTGGCTTATCTAGCGTTAGTCGCCTATCTGACTTGGCTAATGACGTTGAGATTACTTACAAGGCTAACGCCACCGAGCGTTTAGAGGACACAAATAGCATTGCGCTTTATGGCCGTTATTCCGCCAAAATTGCAACCCAGTTAGAAAAGCAGGTCGATGCCGAGCAGCGCGCTCAATATTATTTGGACACCCGGGCATTTCCACGGCGTGAGTTGCAGCAAATAAGACTTGCCCTACACCTAGACCAAGTGGCCGATGCAGATCGTGATGCTTTGCTGCCAATGCGAGTGAGCAAACCGATTCGTATTACTAGCCTGCCAACCTCAATTTATCCAGAAATTTTTGCCGGATTCGTTGAGGGTTACACTTGGACAATTAACCGAAATGAATTATTCTTAACACTTAATGTAAGTGAATATGGTTTTAGCCAGTTAGAGATGAACTGGTTACAAGTGCCACCTACCCTAGAGTGGCAAGATGTTAGCGCCACACTAGAGTGGCAGGAAGCGAGGGTCGTTGCGTAATGGCGACTACACCTAATTACGGGTTTATTATGCCCGATCCGACCGATTTCGTAACAAATTTACCAGCTGATTTTGAAATATTTGGCGATGAGGTTGACTCACGAATTAAAGCATTAAATCCTGAAACTACTTTGGGTGATATTTCTTATCGTGGTTCAACTGCTAATGCCAAAACCCGTTTAGGTATTGGAACAACTGGGCAAG